ATTTTTTATCACTAGTCATTTCTAATGTATAACCCATAGTAAATAAATACTCTATAGCATCCATACATTCTTTTTTACTTACCTTATTTAGCATTATTTGTTCCTTCCTAAAGCACACCACATTAACTCAGGTGTGAGTCTTTTTAAATTACCTTCGGCACATCTATTTGCCATCCTACGTACAAAACAAACTAATTCATAGTCGATACTATCCATAGCACCTCCGCCAATTTGTACGCCTACATTTTTAAATTCCTTTTTTATTTGCGTTTTTGTCATGTTATTTACTCCTTGTTTTTATAGTGTGTGGTTTCTCGGTCTATCTTCACTCACATAGTTTTTTTATGCTAGACTCACTATATCTTGTTATTTAAAGGTGTGTCAGGTCTTTTATAGAATTAACGCATCTCTGCGAACTGCCGTTTTATCAAGTCAATCTTTAACACCTTTTTTACTTGCTTATATCTTTTATACGCAAGACTTTAAAAAAAGTTCCGTATTATTTTTATTTATTTTTATATACCTCTCCAATTTTCCTTTTCTTCTTCTCTATCTGCGAGTAATTCCTCGCCCCTAATATAAGCAAACATATTTGCTACAGATTCGGGATTTGATAGCGTTGTATTTACCTCGCCAAAGTTTTCTGTCTCGTAGTCGTGTATATACTCAATAACCTCAAATACTTTATCGCCTAACCATTTTTCAGCTTTGTATCTGCCTATTATATAGTAATCTTCATTAAATAAATGGTAGTGTAAATCTTCTTTTAATTGGCTCGACCAATCGCCATTTTCTTTCCATTCTTTTATAGTGTCTGTTATATACTCGTTTAATTCATTATCTTTAAATGTTAATGTATTCATTTTAACCCTCCCCAAATCCTTTATTAACATAGAATAATTCTATACTAGCACCTACACATCCATTAGTATAATAATTATTATCTACGTCTACTACCCAACTCCAATAATCTTTATGTTCATTAAATTCCTTACATACTTTAGCATATGATTTTATATCTCTTTCTTCATTATGCTTATTATATTGAATAGCTTTTGCATACGCTCTTTTTAAATTACTATATACACCAAGATTACCATCTTCTGAACCTTTAACTATATACATTTTTTTATCCATGATAAAACTCCTTTGTTTTTGTTATAATATATATACGCAGAAACCTCAAAAAAGTTCCATAAAAAAGTAAATTATTTTAGCTGTCGGGGGAAAAGCTGTGGGAAAAGTAAAAAACATATATATAATTAAGTATACTTAGATGGACTTTTATATACTTATGTATAATAGCACATACTTAAATAAATGCGTTTAAATGCGTCTAAATTACTTGCGTGCATGAAAACTATATATATTAGCTACTACTAGCATTAATACCTGCGTGCATGCATATTAATAATAATAAATTCGCTTGCCTGCTTACCTGCTTGCATGAAATATATACTTACTTACCTACGTGCATACTTGCGTGCATAAAATATACTTTTACCAGCCTGCGTTTACCAGCGTGCATACTTTATAAGTAATATGTACATTAATATGGCGTTATAATTATAACCAGCATAAGATAATTTGCAGGTGTTTGAAGCGGGATTAGGTGATTTAATTACAAGTTTAATGTATTATGTATAATAGAAATTTCTGTATTATACATAACATAAAAAAGTTGTGCTAAAATAGGGTAATTACGGCTGCTTTCCAGTGTTTTCTGGGGCTGCTGCAGGTAGCTGCGTTTAATTCTAGCTGCATTGTATAATTTTAGACACAAAAAAAGGGAAAGCCTATTGCTAGACTCTCCCTTATTTGTTTTATTACCTCCTATTTTTTATTATATCACCAAATTTATTTCTAGTGATTTTTGCTTTACCATTATTGATTCTTATTCTGTATCGTAATTGATAGCTTTCCGAAATACCTTCCAACATTGCATTCATGTCTTCAGCACTTATTTCATGTCTGTTACTATATGGCATAATTACCTCCTATTCTTTATGAGTTTCTTCTGCATGACACAATACACATAGAGGATTGCACTTTGCAATCTCTTGTAATATCTTTTTTACAGAATAACCTAAGTGGTACACCATATCAGAAACATTCGCTATCTTAGTAGATGAATCTACGTGATGAAATTCAATAGCTTGAGGAATCCTATTATATCCACAACAATCACAAGATAAGCTAAGTTTAATTTCCTTATACCATTTAACAATAGCGTCTCTTTTAGGTTTTGTTGTTTTATAATACCAACATTTATGACATACTTTCCTTCTGTAGTGTTTTCTCTCACCACTTTTTAAAGTTCGCCATGATGCAGTAGCAAATTCCTCATGTAGTTTATACTTACCACATGTTGAACACTCTTTTTTAATTGGTGCTATATCATTTAGTATCAATTTAACCTCCTAAGTTATGAGGGGAGATTGCTAGTCTCCCCTCTGATTATTATATTCTTCTAGTCGTCTGAAATTCAGCCTGACAAGTGTGACAATGTCCTAGATTCTTTTCGTCTTGTGTGAACAAATTGCCCTGACAAGTCCGACAATCATCATGAGTATTCTTCTTCTTTTTCTTATTAGTAATATTCAGTACTTCGTAATCATCATAGTATTTATTGTAACCTCCCCAAGCATTAACCCATGTTTGAGTAGGTGTCTCACAATAAGACTTATTAGAATACCATATGGTGTTTTCATCATTCCAATGTCCTGCGGTCTCATTAGCAATCTTATAGTCTCCCTGACTATTTAAGAATACTAGTTTTGAGTTTCCAATTGACTCCTCGATTAACTTAATAATAGTATCATTATAGATAAAATTATCAGGTAATTGTTGAAGAATCTCACGTTTGAACATCATCGTATCAGACTTCTTTTTATGGTCTGAAACAAAATTGATGATACCATTATGAGCGAACCCTAAAGAATCATTTACTAAAAACGGATGACAATTCAATTTGTTAGTAAGTCCATGTGTCGTAATTCTAAAATGAATTATCGATACAGGATTATTGAATCTCTCCATGTCTCTAGAGTAATTATCGATAAAGTCATCAAAGGTAAAAAAGCCTTTTTTGACAGATAATTTACCATTATTAGCGAATAAATATCCGCTCCCATCGGGATTACTCATAAATGATTCTTCTAATTGACTTTGTGGTACGTTTACACCATCTTTTTTAAGTATAGCTATACACATTATATTACAACTCCTTTTCTATCTAGTTTAAATTGATTCGTACTTCTACCATTGTTAAAAACTGAGTCTATGACCATTTTACGACCTAGCCTCGTTCTAGCTTCTGTGAAGTATTTATTCTTCTTTTGTGTTGATAAATCCATTTCAGCATTTAAGAATAAACAAAGATTCATGTATTTAGATTGATTCCTTGATAAGAATTTCAAGTAATTATCTACTCTATCATCCTCATTTTTTCTGTTTACAATCTCCTTAATTGGAGTCTGTGAACAATAAGAAACCAAAGAATGAATAAACTCTATAGCCTTTGATAAGGTCATAATGTTTAAAGTTCCTTTGAATATTCTAAACTCTATTGTATGGTCATTGGACAAATTGACCGCAGTATATCGAGATTGGTCTTCACTATATTTCTGTTTAGAAATATGTGTTAATGAAGACAATTTCTCTCTATATGTATCTAATTGCCACCCTACCAAACTAGGATAATCAACATAAGCATACGAAGAAGTTCTTTGAGCAATCAATTTCATAAACTTAGGTGATTCATAAACGAACCAAAGTAGTTTAAGTAATTGACTAGATTTCAGAGAGTCTTTAGATATGTGTATATGCATTCCACCCTCTGAACTTTCAGCGGATGAATATCCACTACTTAGAAGTGTATTGAACAAAGTATCATAAATATCTTGTCCGTATGACTTCCAAAAGTTCCAACTAAATGGATGTGATACAACTTCTATACCATCATCACTAAGCGAAGAATCAGTCTTGCAATAAAAAAGATTGCAATTCTTCAAAGCGCTACCAATAATATGAACTAAAGACGCAAAATTATTTCCGTCTAAAATAATACTATTTGAGTATTCTTCTTCTGTGACGTGATGGTCTACCTCAATTTCAACTCCAAAATGTAATATCGGTAAGCCATGCCTAGAACGTGAAGAATATGCTTGTAAAGGCTCATTTTTTCTAGGATTAACCCTATGAAATAAAGCCTCGGGCTTATATGAATAACTTCTAATTGAAGTATTATTCATGCAAGTTGGACATATTCCCGACTCTAGATGATGACTTTTTCTATTACATACGTTGCAACTACTTAAACTATCATGACAACTATTATGATACCACCCGTTTAGATGGTTTGAATAGTGCACGTTATCATCTTTTGAGGTGTTAATAACACCTGAACAGACCATACAAGTTTTAAGATTAGCAACGTCTTTTAATTTATTGATAGTATCACTACCAATATTTTTAAGATTGTTTAATATTGACATATCATGTTTTCCTTATATTAATTAGAATAAAACCCTATCGAGATTTGAAACAGGATTGGATACCTTGAGTATTGACTAGAGTATTTCACAATCTTGATAGTAACAAGTTCCTAATAAATAAATATTCCGTTTGTTGTATTATATATGTGAAACGACAATTCTAGTTCCATTTAAATTATAACTACTGATATTGTTGGAGTTATAGGAATCTTTTTTGACCTAGTAAACTTGCTAGCCTCGGATATTTTAACCTGCTTGCAACTAAAACCATTTTTTCAATTCAACTTTTGCAACCTAAACGGACTTAGGGGGAGTACCCCATACAAAAATAAAAGAAACACAAATACAAATATAATTTTTTTAAATTTTTCTAGGTTTTGTTAGGTCGGGGTACTATACTATACTATATTACTATACTATACTATATTATACTATATTACTATATTATACTATACTACTATTATACTATAATACTATACTCACTATTGACAGATACTATACTACTATATTATACTATAAATACTTAATTAAGTATTGTGGATAAGTATGTGGAAAACTTAATTACTTTCCTTAAACAACCTTTTTAACTAAATTATCATATGGATAAGAGAGACACTAGATTTGATAAAGCGTTAAATAACTCATTTAGTAACGAAAGCGTTTTTACAAACATAAATGAAATAAAAAAGCTTGGTAACGAAATACACTTGTTAGATGTTATAAACCCTTCCTCTTCTACCTATAATAAAATTGCCGAGCTACTATCAAGAATCAAATCGTTAAGGGAATTTGAGTTGATTACAGACGGCGAGCAGTTATTTAAAAACCGCCAGAACTAACAATGCCGTACTCTAGAAAGATAAAAGGCGTTGAATATAAGCTCTATAAAGACGAAAAAGAGTTCAGGCTATATCATCCTAAGCAAAACATAAAAAACGACTGGAGAGAGGCAAATACGGGCGACTGGATACAAACTGATGATGGACAAGTAACGGTAGTTATTAAAAGAGGTGTTTTAAAAACAAAGAATGCTAGTGATGATTTTATTAGAACATTACTTGGTATGGCAAACTGCGAAAGAACAAAAGACCTTGGTGGTGAGCCAGTTCAAGACATATGGCGTTTTGGTAAAAAGAATTGGTATCAGAAAATAAAAGAGGGCAACTTATCCTCATCTAAGCGTATATTTGCAAAGTATATAGCAAGTGGTATGAAACCGATTGAAGCTTTTATGAAAGCTCATGAGAATACAAAAAGTTTAGATTATGCCAAGCAAAAGACAAAAGTTTTATTAAAAAGCAAAAAGGTCAGACAGTTGATAGATAAAGAAATAGAATTATTACTAAATGAGACTGGGATTACAAAATCGTATTTGTTAGGAAAAACAAAAGATATTGTAGAATCGGAAGAAGCCAAGGACTCAGATAAAATGAGAGCCATTGAAACTTTAATGAAAATCTCAGGAATGTTAAGTACAGAAAAGAAAGTAGATTCGGTTGCATTGATACAAGAATTTACTGGATTTAGTCAAGAGAAGTTAAATGCTTTTAAAGCTGGAGTTTTGCCAGAGCAAGAAACTGCAAAGTTAAATGGAAAAAAAGTATAGCATATATTTTCCTACAAGGCTGGCAACTTTAAATGAACTAAAAGAATTAATGCATGGTGCAGATTTTTGCCCTGCGTGTGATTGTGAGATAATCGGGAATAGAATTATGAATAAGTTACCTTATGTAAACTCTAAAGATGAACTAGGTGGTTGGATATGCGATATATGTGAAAGCATTTTTGACCTAAAGGATGAATTAGTTCAAATTGGAGATTTCGATGGTAATGACATTTATAAAGCTTAATGCCAGAAAATTTTAATATAAATCCAAGTCCTTCTGAAATGAAGGAACGAGATGAGATTTTAAAAAACGCTTACAATAATCTTATTTATTTTGGTAGAGCGTTCTTACCCAATGATTTTTTAAAGAAATCAGAATCAGCACCGTTTCACTATGAAATAGCTAAACAGATGATTACCACTAAACCCGGTGCTAGAATATGTAATATTATACCAAGGGGTCATGGTAAGTCTGTTATCTCTAAAGCCGCTATTATGCATAAACTTTGTTTTTCTAAAACAGATGAACAGCACTTTATCGCATGGGTATCAGAAGAACAAGGTCAGGCAATAGACCATTTAAAATACATACGAAGTCATTTTGAAAACAATAAAATGATTAAATACTATTTTGGAACAATGGATGGTGGCTCTGTAGGTAAAAGGTGGACAGAAAAAGATATTGTTACTGCAAAAGGCGATAGAGTAATAGCAAAAGGTACATCACAAAGATTAAGAGGTCGTGCCGAGGTTGATGTACGTTATACTGGTATTGTTCTTGATGACTTTGAATCAGAATTAAATACTAAAACACCAGAACGTAGAGCAGAAATTAAAAAATGGATTGTATCTACAGTTTATCCAGCACTTGAAGAAACACCCGGAAATGAAGGATGGATATGGTTATCAGGTACGATTGTACACTTTGATTCTTATTTACAAATGACATACGATGGTTATAGAAAAGCACAAGAAGATAAACGTGAGTATCCTTGGATAGTAAACTTTTACAAAGCGATTGAAAATAATAAACCTTTGTGGGAAGCACAATTTTCTGAAAAGAAATTAGAATCAAAGAAAAGAGAATTTATAGAAGCTGGTTTAGTTAATAAATTTGCACAAGAGTATATGAATGATGCTCGTGATATTTCTAATGCTGCTTTTAAAATAGATAGAATACAATACTATAATGGCGTATTTAGAAAAGAAAACAATATGCCTTACATTATTGAAGGTAGTGACGCTATACCAATTAATGTTTATATTGGAGTTGACCTAGCGGCTACTGCATCAGAAACATCAGACTTTCAAGTAATTATGGTTATGGGTATTGATGCACATAAAAACAGATATGTTTTAGATTACTTTAGGGAACGTATACCAACTTTTGATGTTCCTGCAAAAATTATTGAATATGCAAAGAAATACTCTCCTGTACGTAGAGTAACCATTGAAACAGTTGCGGCACAAGAAATGGTAAGAGATATGGTAACACGAATGTCTGCTACAGAAAAAAGATTAATGCCGGGATTGTTTAAAGGTGTTAAACCTCCTGCAAGAGTAAAGAAAGAAGATAGGCTAGAAACGGCGTTAGGACAAATTGTTAATTCTAAAAAACTACACGTTTATAGACATATGACAGAATTAATGGATGAGTTCTTTGAACATCCAAAACCAAGAAATGATGACTTGATGGATGGTCTATATTACGCCGACTACTTTGCTCGACCTCCAAGAACTGAAAAGATGGATAAAAACGAAATTACTACTAAAAAAGATAGCTTTGATAGCTACAAAATAAAAAAAGCATATAACTGGATTACTGGTTCAAAAATATAATATATTTATTTTGTTTGTAACCTATTTATTCGTATAATCTAATGAATGCCTAGATACTCTAAGAAATCAAAGGAACGTCTTAAAAGTTGTGACAAGCGACTTCAAGATGTTTTCAACGAGGTAATTAAACACGTTGACTGCTCTATACTAGAGGGTCATCGTAGTAAAGAAAGGCAAAATAAATTATATGATGAAGGTCGTACAAAAGTCAAGTATCCTAACGGTAGGCATAATTCTAGTCCTTCTAAAGCCGTTGACGTTACCCCTTATCCTGTTGATTGGGAGGACAGGGAGCGACAAACTCTCTTTGCTGGTTTTGTCATTGGTATTGCTAGGGGCATGGGCATTCGTTTAAGATGGGGCGGAGACTGGGATATGGATTTCCAAGTAATGGACAACCGTTTCGACGATTTTCCTCATTTTGAGGTAAGAGACTAATGCCGGGTAGTACTACAGATACCGTACCAACAATGTTAACTCCCGGTGAGTTTGTAATTAAAAGGGAATCAGCTAAAATGTTAGGTAAACCATTTCTAGAACAATTAAACGCCGTATCAGACAATTCAGCACATTCAAGTATTGATGCATTAATATCACAAGCCGCATTAGCACAAATGAAACCTATGGAAGGTGGCGGAGTCGTTAATGAGTATATGGGTGGAGGAGATGTTAGTAACTACATGGGTGGTGGTGACGTAATGAGTTATATGTATGGTGGCGGTGTAATGGAGAAAAAGAAAAAGAAAATGGCTGGTTATCAAGAAGGTGGGGATGTAGATGCCACATCTGTTAATTTAGATAATCTATTAGCTTTATTAGAAATTTCTGAACTCCAAAAAAAAAATCCTTTAAGTAACTTATCAATGGTAGATGCCGATAGAGTAGATGCCGAAAATCAAGAAATACTAAATACTATTATAGATTCAGTAATGCCGGGTGGTGCTATAGGTTCTATAAAACAAACAGGTAAGTTAGCACCTTTAGCTAAGAAATTTGCAAGTTTAGCACCAGATAAAGGCAAGCAAAAAGTATTAGATAAAATAGCAAGTGAAATGAGCGTTGCTCCTAGTAGAAAAGTAATGCAAAATCCATCAAGAAACTTATACGACTATAAAGATTATAAAGTTTTAGAAAAAAAACCAGAGTCTTTTGATGCAATGGATTTAATTAATAAAGGTTACTTACAAAAGTATACTAATAAGTTAGTTAGAAACATGAATCCATCTGGAAGTGTAAAATTAGGAGATATAGTTGATGCTGATTATGCAAGTAATATGAGAGGTGGTTATTACAATATTAACGATATGGTTGAAGGCGTTATAAAAATGCCAAAGAAAGAAAGAATGAAAGCAGCTAAAGATTTGTTAAAGTATTTTAACATTAATTTAAGAAATGTTAAAGGTAAGCAAGAGGGTGGTGAGGTAGCAGATTCTTTATTTGGTATGAGTATGGATGATTTTAATAAAATATTAGCAAATGAATTATTAGAATCTTCTATGACAGGTGAAAACCTTCCTAAAAGAATTGAATTATCTCCTGAAGAAGATAAATTTAGAAATAATCCAAATCCAGATAAGCCGTTTGGAATGACAATATTAGATGACCTTTTATTAAGAGCTTACGAACAATATAGATTTGGTAGACTGCCATCTATGAAAGACTAAGATGGAAAAAGACCCTAGAGCAGAAAATAACGAACAACTTTTTAGGCAATGGAGAGATGCTCGTTCAGATTGGGATACCGAAGCTAGAGAAGATATTGATTTTTATTTAGGTAATCATTTTACAGAGGATGAATCTTCTGATTTAGCCGCAAAAAATCAAGCAGATGTACCAATGGACAGGACTTCTGCTGCTGTAGAAAAATTTAAAGCTGTATTAACAGCAAGACCCCCTGCATTTACAATAACCCCAAGAGAAGATTCTGATGTTAAAGTTGCTTCTGTTTGGAGAACTATTTTAGGATATGTGTGGCAAATATCTGATGGTGACTCACAAATGAAGCAAGCAATACATGATTATGCTACAACTGGATTAGGTTATTTGTATTCTTATATAGATACAGAATCAGATTTTGGTAGAGGTGACGTGAAGTTTACATACTTAGACCCTTTTAGAGTATATGTCTCTCCTTCTTCTAGAAACCGTTGGCTTGATGATGCTGATGGTATCATATTGTCTACCGTATTAACCCAAGAACAGCTCGTTAACCTCTACCCTCAATTAGCAGACCAAACAGACCCAGAAACTGGAGAAGAAATTCCCGGTCTAATTAATGAAATATCAGAATATCATGATATTGAAGGAAGTGATTATCCAGCATCTCAAAATAAAAACACAGTAGTTGCTTTTACACCAGCTGATGTAAAAGATAAAGATTACATGGATGTTAAAAAATATCAAATACTAGAAAGATTTTATAAGACAAAGGTAAACTTTTATTATGTAATAAACACACAAGATACTTCTGAAATGATTATGTCAGAAGAAGAATTTGTAGTTTTTTCTGAAGAAAACCTTGATTTAATAGAAACTGGTGTTTTTACAGTTGCTCCAGTACAACAAACTAGAGTAAAAGTTTGTGCAACAGTAGGTGAAATTGTATTATACGAACAAGTATTAAATACAGATATATATCCTATTGTTCCATTACCAAATATATGGACAGGTACTCCATTTCCTAAGTCTGATATATCTAGAGCTAAACCAATGCAAAGACTTTTAAATAAATTGTGGTCTTTAGCATTATCTCATGCTCAAGCATCTGCTGGATTAAAACTTTTAGTCCCACTTGGTAGTGTTGATGATATATCTCAATTAGAACAAGATTGGGCAAACCCTAATGCTGTTATTGAAATAGATTCTTCTCAAGGAGAACCTCATTATCCACAACCATCTCCGTTAGCTGGAGAGTTTTATAGGTTAATACAGCAATCTGAGTTTTATATAGATTTTATATTTGGCTTACCAGAAATGATGCACGGTTTTAGTGACAAAGCACCTGATACTGTTCGTGGTACTGAAAGAATGATAGCACTAGGAAGTGAAAGACCAAAATCTAAATTAAGAGATATAGAGTTTTCTATTAATAGGCTTGGAAAAGTATTATACAATCTTTCAAAAGGTCATTATAGTTTTAAAAAGATGTTTAGGTTGTCACAGCCAAACAATGATTTAACAGAAGTTATGGTAAATGTTTATGATGATGTATCAAATACAATTATTGATATTAAAAAAGAAAAGTATAACATTGAGCAACATGATATAAGAATTGAACCCGGTTCTACTATGCCTACAAACAAATATGCAGAACTTAGTGTATATTTAGAGGCATTTAAAATGGGTATTATTGATAGAACCGAAGTGTTAAAGAAAAACCCAGAAATATTTGATAAGGAAGGCATCATGAGAAGAACAGACGAAAAACAAAAGATGATGCAAGAAATTCAGTCCCTACAAGGACAATTAAAGAATTTGCAAGGTGACTTGCAAACAGCCCAAAGAGAATCTGTACAAGACAGAAAACGAGTTGAAGTTGAGAAATTCAAGACTAGACTTGGTGAAGTCAATTCAGATTCTAAAGCAGATAGAAGAGTACAACGTAGTAAACTAGAAAATGAAGTGAAGCTCGAAGTTGAGAAATTAGCTAATCGTCTTAATCGTGAGGCAGATAAAGTTAGTTCAGCTCGTAAAACCTAGAGACATTTCGAAAGGATATATACATGGAAACTTTAGATAATAATGAGGCTAACGTCGAACCAATGCTTGCTGATGAAAGTAGGTTTGGAGAAAATGAAAGTATCTTGGGTCAATCACCAGAGGGGGTTGACGCTGAGGCTACTGAAGAACCGGCTTTAAATGAGGATAGTGAGGCTCGTAAATTTCAATCAATGTATGACCGCTCTCAAGCGGAACTCAGTGAATTGAAAAAATTCGAACCCTTAGTTAATCTTTTAGAGACGAGACCTGATTTAGTTAAGGTATTACAGGATAATATTTCAGAATCTCCGAGTCAAGAACAATCATCACCGGAAGTAGTAGTAGACGATTTCAACCCTTGGGACGCTTTTGACCCAAAGAAGGATACCCCTTCTAGAAAGCTAGTACAATCCGATATGGAAAGAATAGCAGAACAGAAAATCAGCAAAGCTATGGCAGAGCAACAGGCAAAAGTTCAAACAGAAATGCACTTGAACAATACTGTTAATACTTTGAGGAATAACTATAAGATGTCCGATGGTGACAT